GGACAAATAAACAGGGTAGCAAATGGAAAACAATGCCCGAGCTTATGTTGCGTTATCGTGCGGCGGCTTTCTTTGGCCGATTATATGCGCCCGAGATAATGATGGGGATGCACGCCGTTGAGGAAATTCAAGACGTAACCGAGAAACCCGAAGGAATTGCAAAGCTTACGGAAGCGGTAAAAAAGTAATATCCTTACTTCCTATTAATGTGTAGGTGAAGCGGCTGCCGTAAATCGTGGCCGCTTTTTCTATGATTTCCATAAACTCGTCAAAATCCTGCTCAATCTTAAACACTTGGCAACCTTCGCTCCAGTTCTCCACGTAGGTGCTGTTCTTGCCTGCCTTATGAATATTAACTCCTGCGTTCCAAACTTCCTGCTCCTGAACCAAATCAAACTCCATATCCCTATCGCCGTCGCGGTAACCACGCAGTGCACCGCATTGCCTAAGCGCTTTATATTTCCCCTGGTGCAATCCGATTTCGTGTGATCCGCGATACTGCCCTTCCTTTAAGATAAAAACGCCGCCTTTGGCTTTGCCTTCGAGCATGCCCTTTTTCCCCGGCTCAGTGGTAGCCGAAAATATTTGATAGCACCATTTGCCCTGCTGCTTCCAACTTATAGTTATCCAATCGTCAAACAGATTGGTAACCTTGGCACCTGTGGAAGCGTTGCGAATACCTACGATATTAACGTTGTAGTCGCCCGATTCAAACCACTTATAACCTAACGATTTAACTGCGTTTTCAACTTCAATTCTGTTCGGTGTCCTCATGAAAGAAGTTTGTTAGAAACTTACCGATTACCCCCGTCACCTGTATAGCAATTGCAAGCGTAGGGTGTTGAATATTTAACGCAGCAAGCGTGGTTGAGGCTAACAGCAACCCGTCGCCTATTTTGCGCCACTTAGCCGGCGTTGGCTTAGCGTATCCTTTAAGGCTTGCCTTGGCCTTGGTATGGTTTGCTTGATTCATGTTTATTCGCGTGTTTTTTATGTCTGCCTAATTTCTTGCGCGGCTTAGCCCTGAACGTACTAGCTACAGATTTATTTGCCTTTGCCATCGATTTGACGAATTTTTCGGATGTAGTAAATTATCGCAAACATTCCCGATACTATGCCGACAATTGCAAGTACAAAGGCTGCAACTGGCTGCCAAGTTTGGGAAAAATGTATTATCGTAGCACTTCCACTTATTCCTGTGGCAATGGCTGCGGTAGTGTCGTTATCAAGGTGTTTCATCGGTAATAATCGGGTTAAAATCGTTAAATCGTTCTTGGTATAAATCTTCCATTCCTAAAAATGTGTGTATGCCGCAAGGTTCAGGAAATACCTCGTAAATCAATAAATCTTCGTTTAGTTCACCATCAAATAAAATATCAACGGCAAACAACTCATTAATCACACCTAATTCAACAATATGACAATTCTCTAATGTGGGTTTGATTTCTTCCCACTTGTCAATTGGTAATTCAAATTTTGCAAATATCATATTATTATGTTGTTAAGGTTTGACATTGAGCATCACTTAATGGCGTTGGGTATAGTGCCATTTGTTGTATAAATGTTGGAACTTGAACGCCTGTAACAAAAGATTGTAATTGTGTGGCGGTGAATGCGGTGGCACTAACTTGCTTTGTGCCGTTCACAAACACATCCGCAGTACTTCCGTTCCATTTGATAGCAAGTTTTACGGTGTCGGTTGTTGTGGTGTATAGCGATGTCGTAACTCCGCTAATAATCTTTTGAATTGTCAATCTTGCAGTTCCCGTGTTGCGTAATAAAAACCCAGTAGTAAATCCTGTTGATTCATCAAGGTTTATATTTACGCCCGTATTATCCCTCGTTAAACTCAAATTCCCCCTCAACTCCACAAACCAAGTACCCCCACTGCTTGTTATCAAACCATTGGTGTAGATGTTATTGCGTGAGAATGAATCGGCAAGGCGTGTGGCTGATGCGGTGGTTGTTTGAATGTAGGTGGTGGCGTATGCGCCTACTTCTACTTGTCCGCCCCATAAATATAAATTTTCCGAACCCGTGGTAGTCCAAGATTGAGCATAACCCGCAGAAGCAGAAGATACCAACGCCCAACGGAATGTTGAACCCGAACTTGCGGTAAATGTCATTATGCATCTATACCAACCATTGCCCACATTTTGAATGGAAGATGTTGCCGATGATCCAAGTGTCCCGACAACCCCGCTATCCAAATTAAAATTGGCAAATGCTTGTGATGATACACCCGAAAAGATTTGTAAAAAGTTGTTAGTACCTTTTTTAGCGTAGATACTCGCAGTTACTGTGGTTGCGGTGTGTGAACCATTCTGCACTTGATGTTGCTCAGTTGATGCAGTTGCTGTTAATGTGTCCGCAGTTGTATTTCCATCGGGGGCAACAATACTATTTGCAGTTGCAGTTACATTAGTTTTAACAAAATTTGCATTGGTTAAATCCTCACTTGGAAATAACAAATTCGTCCTCTGCGGTTCTAACAACAATGCAGGGCAACTACCATACATATAGGATAATCGTGGTACGTTAGCAGCAACACTACCAATATTGCCATCGGATTGCGTTCTATTTGCTACACTATTTCTTGACCAAGTTAAATCCCCATTGCCCGTGGCGGGTAATTCAGCATAGGCAACACCTGCCTTATATCCACTTGGGATAATAAGTAACGATGCAGATTGTAATAATAATGATGCAGCGGCAACACAATCAAGTGCCTCAATCGTTCCACCATCGGCAATTACACGGGATGAATAACCGTTTTGAAATTGCCCATATCTTTGGCGATTTAAACCTACGCCAACGCCTATTAGTGGCATATTAATAAGCTATTACAGATCCTGAAGATATTACAAATCCGGTAATTTCAAACCCCTTACCTGCTGGTAAAAATGTACCTGCTTTTACTGTTATTCCAGAAAGGCCGCGCGCAGTTAATACGTTAGTGCCACTTGCTTCGTTATTCCCTTTTATTGTAAAAGAAGTAAAAACGCAGTCAACATGTACAACTAATGAATCGTATGTAACATTGGTTACGGTTTCTGCGCCGTGATATTTAAAACCTTGACCGCCAACGGCGATATCTGCACTAGGATTGCTCATAATTTCAAATATAATATAAATAAAAAATACATAAGTTAACAACTATACCTTGCCAACTATAAACCATTTGCTTCCGTCGCTCATAACTGTTTTGCTCTCGTACTTACTGCTAATCGTAGTGGTGGCGCTGTCGTTTATTAGGAACGTTCCGGCGTCAATAGTTACTGTATGGTTGCTGTTTGTTTTGATGAATATGTATTTTTTACCGCGTGACTGATCAGCGTCGGGAAGTTCAACCGTTATATTTCCGTCCACGCTATTGCATACTATAAGCTCATAGCCATTTGTAAGCGTATGCGTCCCAACTGTGTAACTGATTGGTGCGCCATGTTCCTGCAGGTGCCAAACAACTTGCTCGGTGCTGTCGTCATATCTTAGTTGCGTTTCCCAAATAATATTTTGCGTTGGCTGTGACGTTGGTGCGCCTTCGGCCTCGTTTACTAAGTATTCCAAAAACGTTGCAGGTTGGTGGCTTATTGCAGATTGGTAGTTGTTAACCTGCGTTTCGATTAAGTTTACACGATCGCGCAAAATATCGCCCTGCTCGTTACTGATTCTTAAGCCCTCGCCTGTCGTTGTGGTATTGGTGTACACCGGAGCCACTCCTAACCATTCGCCCTCCCACGTGTCAAACCTTGGGTTAAAGCTAACGCCATTTAACACCCATACGTACCCGTCAAAATACAACGACTTCATCAAATGATAACTTCCTGAATCTACCCATGTACCTCGAACCACTGGCATAAAGTCCGCATACAATGACGACAATCCTACGCCTAGCATTTTAGTAACAGTGCCTTTCGTTACTGAATCCCAACCGCCATAGAACTCATCCGCAATAACGTACTTAGTACCATCGTTAGCCCATATATTACCTATTCCATATTTGTTGCCGCTGTAATAATACTTAGGATTAATCTGCACTTGCGTGCTGTTTACTGAATTACTAGTGTTGGGTGTGAAATCCTCGGAAATATTCCAAACAAAATCGGGGTTTTGGTAGTCGCTAGTTTCGGCAAATGCCACCTGAATACTGCCCCAATAGCTTACGTTAAATGCCGCAGGTGTACTCCATGTGCTTGTCTGTTTTGCAGGACGCAATAACTTGGGTAAGTTGTTTTGATACAGCAAGCTTATTAACGTCTGCACGCTGTCAATTTTAACCTTCAAAATATTAAATCCTACTGGCGGTGTGGTGCATTGCATCTCAAACTTATACGTCACCCAACTACCTTGCATCTGCGTAACTCTAACTTTCTCCACCCCATTCGGTACGCTGGTTGCTGTTATCCAGTATCCGTCGCCGTTCAATATTTTAATACCGCCTAAGCCATCTTCAAGCCATATCTTTAATTTATATTCATAATCTACGCGAGCATCATTCTGCACCGCTGGAAAGTTCGATTTAACAACTACCTTGATTTTCAAAGGTGCCGCGTCTGGAGTGCTGCCTGTGGGAATTTCTGTAAACTCTGCCTCTAGTGCTGACGTGCTTTTGTTTGGCCGTGTCCGAAATACCGTTGCGGCGTTTATGCGTTCCGTGTCAATGGTTAACAACTTAACAGCAGGCTGATAGTACAATGACGGCTTAGCGGACCATTGCGGCCGCGCTGGTAGCGTTCCAAGTTGTTGCCTGTGCGTAAGCGTTCCTGTGCCTTGGTAGGCTGCTGTATAATTATAGCGGCGATACGGAAGCGTTACATCCTTGTAGCTCGAAGCATCATAAAACCAATAGCCACCCTCCGCGTGTATAAATCTACAGCCAAAAATTTGCATCACCTGCTCGAGCGCTTGCTTGCAGGTAACCATATTTAAATCGTAATACCAATTCGCCGCTAGGTCGATAGCCTTCACGTCTTGAAATGGATCGTAATCCTCAAGGAAGGTATTAATATTTAAGCGCAGCATATCAAAGCCCTTCCGTGTTGCGTCGGCGGAATACATACTCATCGCATCGAATAGGTAATAATCTGTTTTACCTAAGTACGGCCAATAGTCCTGCAGGTCCAATTCATGCAGGCAATTCCTGACTAATACGTTTACCTGAATATAGTCGGAGGTAAACCAGCTATTTTTCACGTTATAACCGTCTAACAATTCCAACCCGTCTACGGCGGTTAGTTTTATTATCGGCTTGCTGTCCAACGATTCACGCAAGCGCTGCATTTGGTCCGCGATAATACGGCCCACAAAAAACAAATCGCTTCCGCGCCATACCACCATAGTCCAGTAAGTTTCGGATTCCGTTTGCAACGCAAGGAAATCCGATAGTACCGTACTATTAGGCATAACAAACTCGGCGCTAATTCGGCTAGCCAATACTTGAGAATCCCACCACTTATTGCCTTCGCCGTCGCGCTCTAGGCTGAATCCATCAGTCGCTAGTTTTAGTTCAGTGCCTGCCGTAGTGCTGCCCGTTGGCGCGTCGTGTATCTCAACCTTGTAGGTTATATCGTTTATGCTTTTAAAGCTTCCGTAGTATTTGCGTGCCATTATCCCCTTGAATAATCGTTATTATGTCTGTTTAAAACTATCGCTAAATCGCGGCCGCTGATATGCGTGCTTGCAATAAATCCGCCATCGCCTCCGCTCGGTGTTATTAGATCGCGTAATTTATCTAGCGGTGCGATAACTTCCGGGTTACTTCTAGCCCCTGGATATTCTCCCATCAAACCCAACGTTGGCCCGTAAACGATACCACCATCGGCGAATTTCTGTGTAGCAATTTTTGCCACGTTACCAAGACCGACAGCAACAGAAGCGGCTGCGGCAATCTTACCCCTAACAGGTGAACTCGGATCGGGTACCGGAAGAAACTGCGACAAATAAGCCTGTTGTGCTGCAAAATAGGTAGATACTAACGCTTGGCTAATGCTGATAGCTTTGGCCCGTTGCGCTTGCTTACGTGCTGCTTCGTCACCTTCCTTAGCAAATGCCTCATTAAATGCAGATAGCGCGTCGCCAAATTGTGCGTAGATTTGTTGCCTAAATTGTAGCTGCTTCATCTGCTGCTGCATTTCTTTGCGCGCATCTTCTTCCCTAAACTTTTGCTTTAAAGCATTTTCCGCTTCACCTTGTGCCTTAACCAATGCCGCTGAATCAAGGCCGTTTTTCTTAGCTTCCTGAATAAGCTTAGTGTAATGCTCAGCAATATTTTGAAGCTCCAATTTTCGCTGTGCTTCTTCACTTATTGCAGTTGCTTGGCTTATACTTTTTTTAACTTGTGCTAAGTCCTTAGATTTTTGCTCTACTTCTTTAGCCGCCTTATCTTCATCTGATTTTTGCTTTGAGTAAAATTCATGTCTTACTTTTTCAAGGGCTGCATCTCTAACCTTATTAATTTCTAACTGAGTATAGCCCTGCTCCTTCATCTGTGCTTCGCGCACTTTAAACGCTGCATCTTCGGCGGCTATTAATTCGGCCAGGGTTCCATTGTTTATTGACAACAATTCGGCTCGCTTAGTTAGTTCGTTTTGCTTTGCCTTTTTTATTTCATCCTGCTGCTTTTGATACTTATCTTTATTCGCTTGGTCTTGCTTTTCTTTTTCGTCTTTTAAATATTTGTCGCGTTCAATCTGTAATACACGTAAAGCGTTTTTATTATCGGCTATAATTTTGCCCCAATTTTCCTGCTCATTTTTACCATAGTTCGCGCGTGCCTTGGATAGTTCGTCGTTTAACTTTTTTTCCTTTGCTGCAAACTCGGCCATCTTATCGCCTTTAGCCGACGCCAAATCGATGCTGTATTGATCTGCTTGAATTTGTCTATCAACTGCTTTGTTGTATGCTTTTAATGCCGCTTCGGCTGGCCATATTTTTGCAGATAATTCGTCAAAATTCTGTACCAAATAAGCAACCCCAACAACAGCCGCGCCAATTCCTGTGGCCGCTAATGCTAGTTTAAAAACTCCTAGTGCTGTGGTTGACGCTGTGACGGCAAAAGTATAAGCCGCTTGTGAAGCGGTTAATGCTCCTTGTATCAATGCAGAATCTTTTTGCAACAAATTGGTAATTGTCTGCAAGGAATTTAATACCAACAAAGCACCTTGCAATTTCTGCATGGTCTTTTGTGCGTTCTCACTTTCAATTCCAAGCGCTGCCATTGAACCTTCGACAACTCCGAAACCTGCCGCAACTGCTTGCGCTCCACCAATTAGCGAATCAAGCCTACGGGTATCGCTAGCAAAATATCCAATCTCCGCGCGCGTGTCTGCAATTTCATCCTGCATTTTACCAGCGGCCTTTACAAATTGGTCCGCCATTGCAGCAAACTCAGGCCCCATCGCACGCGCCTCAATTGCCATAGTTTGCAACTGACGCACTACGCGAGCCGTCGGCTTACTGCTAGCTAATTGCTCTAATCGTTTTTGAATATCCGCTGCGGCTTCACCAACCTGCGCGCCCATCTTTTTACCGCCATCAGTAACTAATTTTATTGCCTTATTCCAGCCTTTTTCTAGTTCGGTGATATCCGCTCCAATAGATACGTTAAGCCTGCTCATCGTGTGTAATTAATTAAATAGTCCTGCGATATCTGATAAACCCCTGCAAAATCCGCTTCGTCGTCCGTCAATTCCTGCTGTCCATCAAACTCAATCGTTTGGGTTTTAACCGTATTAAATGTGCCTGGTAGTGTCACCGCTTCAAACGCTGCACGTACTGCGGTTGCAACCTCGCTGCATTTTTGATAAGTCGGCGCAAATATGCTAACCTGCACGCGCGCAAAATCTGTGCGGCTGTGGCCTGACTTGGTAGGGGTTGGAATTATGCTTACTAAATTGTAAGCTATCGCAGGAAACGCGCTGCCTTGTGGTATTCGAAGCGGATTAATTCTGTCGCTTACATAGGAACCCAAGGCCGCGTTATTTGCTAAAATATTATAGGCTACTTTTACGGCGCTCATGCTGTTGGTATTGGTGTTAACTTCTCAAAGATACTCCGATATTTTTCAACCTCTTCGATTATTGTTAACTCCTTGCGTTCCCAATCGAATGTAATTAATTTCTTTGGATCAATTGGCCGCTTACTATGTGGCGATAATAATACCGAAGTTTGCCATCTGCACCGCTCCCAATCGTTGCGGTATTGCTGCATCTGTGCCTCGCGCATCCCGTGCAATCGGATTCGGAAATATCTAGGCGTGCATCGTTTGAAATCGTTTTCATTCATGCACATCTCGCCAAACGCTATGCGCTCAATTATTAACCAAGTCAGCGGCGCGCCTTCGCCCTTGGCTTTTACTTTCCCCCGGCTTCGTCCGATTTAAAAAATTCGCTAGCGCCTTCGCTAAATGCCGTTATAGCTGGAAGCAAGTCCGTAAATCGCTGCACCTGTCTGCCGATATCCGCCAATAATAAAAACGGCTTAGGCTGCCCGTTGCATTCTGCCGCCTCGTTAATTCCATGAAACGCGCACAATAATCCAAAATCTAGCTGCTTTAATAAATCGCCGCTAAATTGCAATTCTGCAAATTCCTCAACGCCAGCGTCCACCATGATGGCCTTTATGCTGTTCATGTTAAACGTCATCGGGTAAATCTTATCTTTTAGTTTAATTTCCATGTTGCAAATATAACACAAAAGCCCGCTTTTTAGGCGGGCAAATGCTCATTATGAAAACCAACCAAAATTAGAT